TAGAATCTTTTTGGCGCATCAATAAATCATGAATATAAGGGATTTGTGGTATGAGAGAAATTTTATTATCTGGAGTAGCTTGTACAACGCATTCAGGCATTGCTTTTGGGTTAATAGATACTTTTCCTCCGGGTTCATTGTCAATAAGACTACCGCCATGCCCATAGCCCAATGCGTCAAACTTAATGATGTCATAAATTGATATAATGCGACCTGCTTGATGCGCATAAACGAATAACATATAGGTGATTATAATTGTGAGTACATAATCAATTGCTTTGTCGGGTCCTTGTTTTTCTAATATTTTTCTAAAGTTTAAAAGCGAATGCCCTGACTTTACAAAATCTTCGTATGGACTCGAAAATCGGTTTATACGTTCTTCACGGTTTTGGTACAAAAATCGGATTTCTGCATCATTTGTTGCTTGTATTAGTAGGGCCCAATTTCCAATAGAGAAAACTATTTCGGGAAGTTGTATAGATTCCTTCTTCTCAGGTTTAGAATCGGTTGATTTGTTCTTTTTATTGGATGATTTGTCTGGAGATGCCTTTCGTTTACTTGAAAACGCACTCATATATATATTAATTGTTATATATTTATTGGATATATCGACTCCGTGTTTTGCGACCTAAGCGTGCGACCACGCCCTATACTTCTCCGTTTGCGCGTCTTTTTACTACCACCTTCGGAATCATAGAATGGCACATCCTTGATATCATGACCACTACGACAACTGGTCGACGTATATCTCGGTATACTGCCATAATAAGAAAGCGCACTAAACAATTTTGTCGGGTCTAACTCTCTTGTGGAGTTGGAAATATATTGATAATCAACTGGCATTATATTGAAAACAACCGACAACTTTTGAAACATTTTATATGGCAATCCATCTCGATTTAGTTTGCGTCCTCTTTGATTTTCATATAACGCATCCACATCATAGCTTAATTTACCACTTTCTATATCGTATTTTTCAATTAAATCGCTCCGTAGACTCGCAAATCCATCATTCATAAATGAATCAAATTGGGGGTCGCCACTCTGAACGCTGAACAAAATAAAAAAATTAGCCAGCACATTTGGGTACAATCCAGAATCACTGGATAATAACTGGATTTGTGGAATCATTTTTTTCTTATCGGCGGCGGTTACTAGATTATGAGATTTAAGTGAATCTGTTACCGAGCGTTGGGCGCCTTCAATACACAAGGCCTTTTCTCGAATAATCGATTTCTCTTTTTCTCTCAGTATTTCAATTGCGACTTGAATCGCCTCGACAACATCTTTTTCTGTAAATATTTTATCGCGAAAGGCTTGTGTTTTTCGTTCGACCCCATACTTAAAAATAATATAATCACCCCATTCGTTCGAACACCATTCATCAATAAGTGTGGGAATTGTGCTTTTTATAATTATGTTTATTTGGCTGGGATTTGGCACTTTTTCTTCACTTAGTTCAATCAATTTTTGTGTAGCAATTTGTATTTCAGAAATATCATAATTGCATTTATGTCTTCTTTTTTGATATCGTTGACTGATTGTATCTCGGAGCTCTGTTTTTTCGGAACGAGACAGACTTTTATTTTTACTATATTGTCTGTGCGCATAATCCATACTTGGGTTGAGATGGCTCGTTGTTCCAATTATATTCGACGGCATACAAAATGTGATGCTATCAGGCATATATTTCGGGTTGATACTATTTGGCCGAGCAGTTTGTTCTCCTCCGTGTCCGAACCCCAATACATCAAATTGAAGTATGTCTCGAATCGATAGTGTCTTTTTTTTCGTCTCGTACACATAGAAAATGTAAGATTCAAGTAATTCTATCAAATAATCGATTGTTTTATTGGGTCCATGTTCTTCTAGGAATTGTGGGACAATAGTACTGGAATATTGTTGTTTTACAATATCTTGATAGGGTGTTGTATACATGCTTTTACCAGTTCTGCTATTATAGTAAAACCGCGATGATTTATTGGTTTCCGTGATTTTTTCCCATTTTTGTAAAAACCCCTGCTTGCGTAATAATATTTTGATTGATTTTGGCGGCGATGATTGTTCTTTTACACGCTTAAAGATTGAATCTTTTTGGGAAATCGGTGAATATTGTCGTTTTTCACTCATCGACCCAAATGTTGGTATACAATATTATAACAACATTCTACCATCTGGTTTATACCAGTGAAGATTTAAAATAGGACGCTCTTTAGGGCGTCATTTTAAATCGTTACTGATATCTGACCCTTGGAGAATTAAAATGGGACATTTTAATTCTTCAATGGTTTAAAACTCCGCATTGAAATCAAACACATCCCCCGCAACTTCCTTGTTTGCCATCGCATATTCACTGTTCATTCGTTCAAAGAAATTGACCTTGCTATCAACACTAATCAACTCCATGAAATCCAGCGGATTCGGAACTCCATAAATCTTCGGCACGCCCAATTGGACGCACAGGCGGTCACCCACAAACTCCACATATTGCGACATCAACTTCATATTCATGCCAATCATTCGGCAAGGCAGCGCGACCGTGATAAACTCCTTCTCGATTTCGACCGCCTCTCTCACAATGTTTTGCGCAAGAATCTTGTCTGGTTTCTCCAGCAACTTGCCATAAAGCATAATCGCAAACTCCGTATGTAATGCCTCGTCGCGACTAATAAACTCGTTCGACAATGTGAGCCCCGGCATTAAACCGCGCTTCTTAATCCAATAAATCGCGGCAAAACTGCTGCTGAAAAAGATGCCCTCGACGCACGCAAACGCCACCAAACGCGTGGCAAATGTTTGGTCGCCCGATATCCATTTGCGCGCCCAATCCGCCTTTTTCTGGATACACGGGACGGTTTTAATCGCCGAAAACATTCGCCCTCGGGTCTCGCGGTCCTTGATATAGGTGTCAATCAACAAACTGTACATCTCGGAATGAATGTTTTCCATGGCAATTTGGAATCCGTAGAATGCCCGCGCCTCGGCCAGTTGGACGTCCGCCATGAACCGCGTCGCCAGATTCTCCATCACAATTCCGTCGCTCGCCGCGAAAAACGCCAGCACCATTGAAATGAAATATTGCTCGTCCTCGTTCAATCGGCTCCAGTCTCCCAGGTCCTTCGACAAATCGACCTCCTCCGCACGCCAAAAACAATCGACCTGTTTCTTGTACATTTTCCAGATATCCTCATCTCGCACTGGAAACATCACATAACGGGCCTCGTCTTCGTGTAAAAGGTAGTCAATTGGTGTCGCGTCGTCATTCATCCTAAATAATATACTTGGTAGATTTTATGTCCTTATGGGGAAATTACTTTGGCTCGAGCTCCTTGGAAAAATGCGGGATTTTAAACGCACCCAGCATGCACCCGTCAGCAATGCACCTTACGACAGCCTGAAACATCGTTTGGAACCCCATAAATTATTCGCCAAAATATCTAAATGAGCCAAATGGATTTAGACCAAAAAACCATATATAAAATGGCATTCATATACAACTCACTCGAACAGGGCTGGTGTGTCAAAAAACGCGACGGCAAATACATATTCCAAAAGTCGCATAATGGAAAACGCGAAATCTTCCAAGACGATTATTTAGAGAAGTTTATCACGGAGAATTCGTCGATGGACAACCGGAGGTAGTCGCAAATAAACGGATCACTTCTAGTTTATCACGATTTTCATTCGCAATAATACGCTCCATTTGTCGTGCGATTTCGTCTTCCAATAGAGGCAATCGCATATATAGCATTGGGTTCACGGTATCACCAGTTTGGTTCACATATTTGTTGGGATTGAATATGATCAGTATCACTTTATACGGTGTCGTGCCATCTTCATTCAATATGATATTGGGATCCGTGGATACACACAGCACCGTATCCGCAATGACAATACGACAGTCAATGCGCACTCCAGCAATATAGAGGGGTGATTCGTGTTGAAACCCATCAAACCGGGAAGCCACAAATTGGAATGTTGCCTGGTGCTTGGAGCGATACACCGTCTGAAATGTGAGAGGGTCTTCTGGAAAGAGCGTTATATAACATGAGGCGCAATAACCACGGAACCGGGGACTTGCCGGTTCTTCTTGGCACTTGGAAACAATACATGTTGATACACTGGTATTGTTGTCTCTTGACGTCGCCGTCATATTTTTCATATTGGGGTCCTTGTGTTCGGCGCAAAAATGGGGGCGACCTTGTTCCACGCCATAAAGAGGTCGATTTCGACACCCCACATGTTTACAAATGCGCGGCATCTCTAAATAATGCCCCGACAATAAAAAGTGGGGGCACAACGCCACAATATCGTTGATGTTTGTCGTCGAATATATCGCATATAATTGTTACTACATCAATGTAGGGCAATTACATTTTTTGCTCCAAATCCCGCTTTAAACAATCGCGTCTTTTGCGCGATTATTTAGGAAAAAATATGTTTTCGAAGTATATATAAAAAATGGGAGGAGCACTTATGCAATTAGTCGCCTACGGCGCCCAAGACGTTTTCCTTACAGGAAACCCCGAGATCACTTTCTGGAAGGTGTCATACAGACGCCACACCAACTTCGCGATGGAGTCCATCGAGCAGACATTCAATGGTCAGGCCGATTTTGGCCGAAGAGTTAGTTGCACAATCTCCAGAAATGGTGATTTGGCTTACAGAACCTATGTTCAGGTGACTCTCCCTGAGATTAACCAGGGCCTTGGTGCTAACGGTACTGGACCCGTCTATGCCCGTTGGTTGGACTACCCCGGTGAACAACTCATTGCCCTTGTTGAGGTCGAGATTGGTGGCCAGAGAATTGATA